ATTCATCCCCCCTGTAAAATTAGTAATGTTTATAGTAGACATTATTTTGTATTATTAGATGGCAATTTAGGCATTATATATGAAAGTCTTTCGTCTTGTATGTGCAGCATGTCAGCAATTGCTTTCTTGCTCCATAGCTCCCATTCATTTAATGCATCTTGTGCAAATGTTTTATTACTTCCTCCAGGCTTACTAGCAAAAGCTCTATATCGAATATAATGACCCAGTATAAAGTGCCATTCAGCTGGGAAGATTGGTGTGTCTGTTCCTGTTAATGTTGCAGGATACTTAACGTATTTGAATTTTAAACTATAGGTCGCTACTGATGTTGCGTTAGGTAATGGCCATACATACAACTCTCCGTCTTCTATATATGCAAAACTTGGTCCTATACCTGTAGCATCCATGTCTCTTGTTTGTTGGAAATCTGTTAATGTATTTGTTACTAGCGGTATCACTGATGAGTTAGCTGTAGCTGGCATTGTGTTGTCTATTACTTTAATCCATAGCATTCTTCTAAAGTCTGTAGGTAAAGTATAATTAGGTTGGTTTAATACTAACGGGTTAACTGTTCCTTCTTTGAACTCGTATTTCCAGTTTGCCTTAGCATATAGAAATGACGCACCCTCGTTTAAATATCTAAGCAATTGTGCATCTGTCCAGATCTCTTTACCAGGATCAATAGCCATATCTGTCCTTGCATTGTCTATAATTTCTTGTGCTGTCATAATTATTTTATATTAGAAAATTTAGTTTCTATAAGCTTTTTTATCCACTTAATATCGTTTTGTATTTGAATTATCAAAGGCTTCAACTCAATTACGTTATCTATATCTTCTTTAAATGATTTCATTTCGCTTTCTAAATGGTTAACTTTTCCTTCCATTCGGACCAACCAAACTATGGTACCTAATGCTGTAAATATTATTGGCCAGAATTCTACTAGTGCTTCCATAGTTATTATAAGTTTAAAAATTGAACCCTACCATTACCCCAGCACCATTAACTACTACTGCCAAAGAATCAATCGAATCATTTGCTGGATCTGTATATCCACCACTATTAGTAAATGCTATTTGAAATGTTTCGATAACTAAGTTTGTAACTACCACTGCAGCTTGACCACCTGCTACTTGCACAACTCTAGGATTACCTACGGCTCCAGTACCAGAAATGTTAGTACCTACGCTGACTGACGGTATTTGTCCATTTGACGTAGGAGTATATGTTATTTGCGTAGTGTTGTCTGTTGTAATTAAGTTGTTGTATGTGTCTTGTACCTGAACTGATACTGTTGTATTTCCTCCAACCGTAAAGTTTGAACCAGCTCCAGTTAAACTTACCTTAGTTGCCGCCGCTGCTGAAACTGTAATTGAATCATTCGCTGGGTTCGACAAGCTTTGATTGTTAGAGAATGCAACCTCAAACGTTTCAGCTACTGTATCTTCTAAAGTTATTTGAGCTATACCTGCCGCTACTTGAACAGTTCTTGGATCTCCAGGAAGTCCAGTACCAGATACATTAGTTCCTACTGTTACTGCGGTTACAGCTCCACTTAATGTAGGAGAGTATGTAATATGAGTAGTGCTATCTGAAGTAACTGTGTTTCCAAACGCATCTTTAATCTCTACTTGTTGAGCACTACTTGCTCCCGCAACAAAGTCTAAAGCCGGTCCTGCCAACAATACTGTTGCTGCTGCCGCTGGACTTATCGTGAACGCAGGAGAAGTGTCTGTAGCTAAACCTGTAGAATCAACATCTAGTGTAAAGTTACCTGCTTCATTAATATTAATATTATTAAACGTAGCAACTCCCGCTACCGCTGCCACTGTCGTTGTACCATTTAAAGTACCTGTTCCAGTGTTAATTGATAACACAACGTTAGCAGTTGAATTAACTACGTTGTTATAAGCATCTTGTATTTCCGCTGTTATAGTAGGAGAAAAATCTACACCTGCTACTGCTGATGTTGGATCTTGAGTAAACACAACTTTAGTTGCCGCTCCAGCACTTGTAGTTATTGAATCGTTAGCCGGGTTAGTTAAACCTGCACTATTAGTTGTAGCTATTTCAAAAGTTTCTATTGTAGAATTCTCAATTGTAATCTTTGCAACACCTGCTGCTACCTGTACTACTCTCGGATTACCAACCGCTCCTGTACCAGAGATGTTTGTACCAGTTACAACACCAGTAATTTGCCCCTGTGAAGTAGGCGTAAATGTTATTTGTGTTGTATTATCTGATCCATCTACGATACCTCCAGCGTCTTGAACCTGAACCTCTAAGGTTGTAGAAGCTCCTGCTGTAAAGTCAACTCCCGCAGCTGTTATTACAACCTGCGTAGGAGTAACAGAACCTGCTGCCACATCCCATAGATGTATAGCTGCAGTCATGTTTGCATTATGGTTTGTAGATAAATATGAAGAAACCAAGGTGTCACTATCTAAATTTGCTAGGGCAGAATAAGATCCTTCATAGGATATTAAATTTATTTTTTGTGCAAGAGATACGTTGTTGGTACTTGGGTCCAACTCGAAAACAGCCATGACACTATAAGTGTTGTAATTTACATAGTCTGTAGAACTAGTATGTCCCCATATCATTGCCACATGAGCATCATCAACCTTAACTAAACGCGATTGATCATCATTAAGATAACTTCCCTCAAAATTAAACGCGGATGCTGAAACAACAGTTAAAGCCCACGTCCCAGTATTTACCTGAACAGTTTCTGCATATCCATCAAGAGCACTGTCGTTATATGTTATTATCGATCGGGTTGAATCAACCGCTACGATGTTTGGAAGGTAGGCACTCGCCACACCAAGATCTAGTTCAGCTCCCAAAAATGCTGGTTCGTTTGACGAATCCATCTCAACTACTCTAGCTTTTAAAGTTGTATCTATATACACACATATAAATTTATCTATATACCCCGTAATTGGAGTCATATCGAATCCATTAGAGGCACCCATCCCTGTTAGGGTTGATCCCACTTGCGCAATGACATAAGTAGATTTATCTACACTTAGTACGTAACAAGCAGTTCCTGTCCCACTGTAGTTTCTATTTACCATTACATACCAATAACTAGCGTCTTCACCAGCAACATACATTTTTACTCCACGTAGATCAGTTCCAGCATCTACAGTAAAAGCTGCAGCAGACCAGCTACCAATATAGTTAGCGTCAACCTCAGCAACTCTAAAATCTTTCTGTGTATTTGAAAGTAATAGATGTGTCGAATCAAGCTTTACACCAGACACAGTATCGTACCAACTAGTATTAAAACTGTCATCTAGCAAGTTTATTTGCCCTGCTGAATCTACTGAGTAAGTTACAAAGTTCTGTGTTTGAGTAGCCCCCAACACTACAAAGTGTGTAGAATCTAAAGCTACAATGTCTGGTGCTTTTTTTGCAGCAGATTGACCCGAAGTATTCCCTGCCGCAACAGGAGTTATATGCCCACCAGTAGCTGGCCCATCTGTATTCTTAATTGCCCACTGGTTATTACCATTAATCTGCGTAGCGTTATAACACATGAAAAGTATGTTTCCTCCGGACATTTCAGTAACCGTCCCCATTGGTGAATACCTAAGATAGTTTCCATTCATCCAGCACTGGAACGCATTTGAAATAACAGTAACTATATTATTAGTTGCGTCAAAACCAATTTTCCACATTGACTGTGTCTCATAATACTGGGTGTGACAAGAATAGTATGCTTCAGCCACAGAAAGATCAGGCTGCGTTAGCCATGCGGCCATAAATAATTGCGAACTACGGCCACCAAACAACTGCATAGAACCCACAGTTATTGCCCAAGTACTAGTGTTAATATCTATTACTCTATAGCAAGACAAAATATCTGACCCATCTAGCGTGTTATAAAAAACAACCACCTTTGTAGCAGACACTTTAAAAGTCCACGTAACTGATTCTATAAAAAAACTACCAACATACGCTCCAGCTGTAGCTCCAGAACCAAGATCCGTTAGAGCAGTCGCTGTTGTTACAGCCCAGGTGCTTGCATTTACTTCAACAATCATAAAGTGACCAGATGTACCTGGAGATTTTTTTGTAAGACTTATTGAATAATGTGTTGCGTCTATCTGCACTACATTTGCCTGAATAGTTGCATTGGTTGTGCTCGTAGTAAGTGCTGTACCAACTGTTGCTACTGCATATGTACCCGCATTAATTTCGATAACCTGAGCTACTACATCTGTTCCCGTATCGTAAGCAAGTAAATAATGAGTCGCATCAATCTTTTGAAAATCCACACTATATCCACCCCCAGTAATTCCTAGGTCAGTAACTGTATGTCCAACAACAGCATGTGTTGCTGTATCCCATTCAGAAATTATTACATTTATGTTTCCGCTAGTTCCGTCTTGAAAGACAGTCAACATGTGATCTGTGTCGAACATCTCACTCTTAGTCATTACTATCCCCTTAGTGTTGTCTGTTGTAATTCCGGATTGTAGAGTAGCTGTATCTGCACCTATGGCTCCCGTCGTAGTATCTACCGTATATGTAGAAAAAAAGATTTGATTAGAGCCGTTTGCACAAAATTGCAACATATATCCTGACTCCACCTCTACGGGAGTACCATAGTGCCTTGGGCTTGCGAGGGTTGTTTTTGCTGAGTCTGCTGTACTAAATATTTTATTGGACATGTTTTATTTTATTTAAGAAACGTCTACCAACCCAGATCCGTTATATCTCGCACCATCATAATAGAAGAACGCTATATTTACGTCGTTAGCTCCTGTTGACCATACTGGCTGTGTTCCGCTTTGCCATAGAACTGTCGCTGGCCAAGTCACTGCATGCCCTCCAGTTCCGTCTTGTTGAAACAAGAATGATACGTGACAAGCTCCAGGTGGAGCAGTAAAAGTAAAAGTACAATTGTTTGTTAACGTAATACTTTGTGAACTTCCATTAGCCGTAAAGTCTATTGTTGCTGTTGCACCAGAATTACCGTTTGAATATTGTGTTTGATATACAGGTTTATTGTTTAAGTCTAGAGGTCCTTGTAAAGGAGACGTAAGTAGTCCTACCTTTGAAGATAAAGTTACTGTCATGTTATTGTAAGTTATAAATTATTAACCAAACTCTTATGTAGTAATTTTTGAATATACTGCAAATTCAGCGTCGCCAGCTCCCCCTGCTACAACAACTTGAACTTTTATAAATTTACAAGCTACAACTGTATCAATAAACATCATAGCATCAGCAGTAAAACTTGCTGAACCAGTAAAAGCAGACGTCACGTCTTGCCAAGTTGTAATTGCCGGAGCCAATGTTCCGTCATCTTGTATTGTTGCTTCTAATGTAAGAGTAGTTGAATCAGTACCTGCAAACTTTTCAAATTGAATTCCTGCGTACTTTGCGCCTTGCATGTCTATATATCCAACATATGTTCCTGCTGCTGGGTTTGTTAAATTTATCAAGGTTGATGAAGACTGATATGACTCAGTATCTGTTGCTACGGCTGTTTGGCCATCCGCACGTTCAACAAACTTGTCATACTCTCTTTGCTGTCTTGAAGAAGGTAATGCCATGGTTTTTGGGTTATATTTTTAATTATGTAATACTTGACGAGCTTTCCATCCACGCCAACTAATTGTCTTTATTATACCATACCTAGCTCTTCTTTTAAAGTTTCTCTTTTCTTTGACCAGTAGTTTGGTACTCCTTTTTCTTTAGCAATTGCTTGCAGTTCTTTATAAGTCAAACCTTCAGTAGCTTCTTCTACTGCCTCAACTTTTGCTTTTGCTTCTGCGGCTTTTTTAGTTTTGTCAAGAGCTATTTCTGCTGCTCTTTTTCTTCTTTTATTCCCCAGTTCTGTTAACTCCATATCTGCAGGATATTGCTTGACAGCACTTACTTCCTGTGGCGATGCATATTTCCAACCAGGTCTAGTACCTACAAAATAGTCTGCTAAATATTGTGGTACACAAGATACCATTCCTTTAGCATTTTCTATCCAAGCTGGTTTTGTGTCTAATTTTTTCATAACGTGTGATTAAATAATATTCTCATAGGTAGGGACAAAACATCCCCACCATATGAAAAAACTATTAAGTTCTTACTAATACTCCAAAAGTATCTCTCATTTCACGTACACCATAGATTGTATCTACAACTAATTGGTGACCAAGTTGAGCTACTGAATATTCAGCTTGCGCTCTTGGTTGTTGAGCCATAGCTAAAGCTAAAGCATCTTTGTGGAATAACATGTTGTTTCTGTTTGTACCACCAGTGAACACTAGGTTGTTAGACATGTATGTGTCTACTCCGTAAAGTTTACCGATAGTTCCAGTTTCAGTTGGTCTTCCACCTACGAAATCACTTGATGTGTAAGCGTTAAGATCTAGTAAATCTCTTTTAACATCTGATCTGAAAACAAAAGCTCTATCATCTTCTGGACAATCTGCTAAGTCTAATAACTCAATAGATTCTAGTACTACGTCTGTAGTAATTGCTGTGTTATAAACACCAGTTGCTTGTGAGAACCCAGTTGCTAATGCAGCAAGTGAGCTATCAATAGCTCTAGCAATTGCAGTTGAAGCAGCATCAGTATAGTGAGCCATTAAATCTTGTTTAGATTGTAACTCAGTGATGTCTTCTAATAGGAATGATGTTTCTTTGTGTTGATCAATGTTGATAAGAAGACTAGTTTCTGTGTTAGCTTGGAAAGAAACTGGCACGTTAGAAACTTTGTCATTAGCGATAAAGTTTGTAAGTGTTGGCACGCTGATAGAGTCGTTACCTTCTCTAGCTTCGTCGTCAAATCTTTTTACAAGTTTAGCTAAAACTAGTTTTGGATTAGTCTCTCTGATCACTTCTTTACTGAAGACCTCTGCCAAGAAAACGTCTGCAGTAGTATTTGTTATATTAGGCATAATTTATGTTTTATTAATTGATATTTAAACAGCAAATGTAATTGCTAAGTTAGCTGAACCGTCACCAACTATTGTACCTCCGACAGCTTGTGTTTTTGTCTTTAAAACAATATTGTCACCTGCATTAAAATAAACTACTGGGTTACCAGCGTCAGTGTCTCCATGAGGAACAACTGTATATCCTTGCGCAGTTCCGATAGCTGCTGATTGTGGTGCTGTTAGTGTTGCGTATTCTGTAGTTCCTACTTCAATAGATAAAACACCTTGTGTACCTGTTTGTGTACCTGTTGCTTCTGTCCACATAAAAGTAGACTCTGATAGGTCTAATCTTCCTGCAAACGGAGTAACATAAGTGAATTGCGTAGTGTCATCAGCATCACTTATATCACCAGCTCCAGCGATTGTATAATTCATCATAGTATTTAGTTGTTAATAATTTTGAGTTTACCAGCTCTCCAATCCTTTATAACTTTCGAGTACTTGTCTGAATGCGGATCAAGGCTTCTAAACTCAGATAGATCAATCTGATTACTTGATTTTTTAGGAGCGGAAGCACTACCCCCTTTGGCACCAACCGACTTTCTTTTCACAACTTTCTTGGTTCGTGCTCCTTGAGCTAATATGCCGACAGCGTCATCGATACTAATCTTCTCACCTTTCATCCCCTTACTGGCTTGTAAGTGACGAGCAGCGCCGATAATATCTTCTGTGACATTAAGCCTTTTTGCATCGCTAGCCATTTCCTTCTTTGCGCCCATACGCCTGAATTCTTCTGCCATATCTTCCTTACTAAGAAATCCAAGACTTCTCATAGTTTGTCTAGCTTTTTCGTATTCAGGGGAAAGCTTTGCTTTTGGCTTAACTGTCGCTTGTTTTTTTAGAGCTTCAATTTCTTTTCGCATTTCCGCAAGCTCTTGCGTCTTCTTAGTGTAATCTGCCTGACGCATATATCCCGCTTTCAACTCATCTTGCGAGATACTTTCCTCTCCGTCTGATTCCTCTTGTTGAGGTTGATCTTGGTCGAGGTTGTCTTCCTCGTCGTTAGAATTTACTTCTGGTTGGTCTGACTCCTCAACGGGTTGGTCGGTTGACTCCAAGTTTTCTTCTTCTGACATGTGTATTTGATTAAGTAATAGATTGAAACCTATCTAGGAGTTTAAAACAGGTTTCACGCTACTACTGTTTGTCAATGTACTTAACTGCGTTTTCTATAAAACGTCTTAACTCTTTCTCTGCCTTAAGATCTGCTTGTACTTTTATTAACTCATTTGCTGTACATATTTCAAGCTTATCTCGTAATAGTTTTTCTTTATGTTCAAAGTATTCGTTTAAATATTTCCATCCAGGTGAGGCTGCTAACACCTTTAGCTTTTTAGCTTTGTCATTAATTTCAAGTGCTAGCTTTTCTTGCATCCTATCAATAACCTTCATCTCTTTAGCAACTCTCATCCTTTCTTTCCACTGTGATATATTCATTAGTCTTAATAGTTATTTGGTTGTGATGGCTGCAATGGTGCCTTGTTAGTAATCGGTGCACCTTGAGTCCTTAACGCATTACCTGCCTGTGGTATTCCACCTCCTATCATTTGTTCTGCCAATATATTTTCTAGTCCCGTTTTTTCTGGAGACTCTATTAGGTAAGATTCTGGATTCGCCTTTTGGAACGAATCTCTAAGTATGTCCTTAAATATCTTAGTTAGATTAACTGGAACTCCTACCGCTGCGTACTGTACTGCAGTGTTTGCAATATTAATTGCGTCTTGTGCTTTACCTCTTGAGTCATACGCTGTAGTTGATCCAGATTCTATCTTAACTTTATAGTTATGTAGTGCATCACCTAAAACTTCTAAATCTATTTTAGTAAATTTTTGTGGTGCATCTTCTAAGGATATTTTATCTCTTTCAAAGTCTGCTTCTGTTCTTGGTCTTCTTACTACGATAGCTTCTGATTCTTCTGCAAAGTTCTCAGCTAACGCAAGCCACATCTCTCCTACTTCAGAGATAGCTGCCTCTAAATGCTTGACTATATTATTAACCTGTGTATTTACTTGTGCATCTCTAGCTAGAATACCACGTGCCGTATTAGTGAATCCTGCTGATCCACCTCTATCTGTGAAGTCCACAGTTTGTGATACTGTTTGGAAATCTCTGTTCAACTGAGCTTCTTCATTATATCCACTCATTGGTTGGATTGGTTTTTCTACTGGCCTTATAACTCCTCTTATATCTGAACCTAATGGTAAATCAACTGGTATAATATTGTTTGGTCTATGTACTAGATTCGCAGGATTGATCCCAGCGTTAATATTATAAATCCATTCTGGGAAATTAACGGCATTGTTAAAGTCTAGTCTAGCGTTTCTTAAGTTGTTGTATTCAACTTGTAATCCTTCTAGTGGTTCAACTTCTCCTACTGAATAAAACTCTCCACGTATTTTTCTGTCATCCATTTTAACGAACGGCCTAAACCCTAGTTCATTTACTTCACATCTTATAATGTATTGTGGAATCCCACCTACTACTACTGCAGTAATTACATATTCTCTTTCGTCCTTAGCTTTACCACTCTTAGAGAATTGTCCCCAGTACTCTTGTAATGTAATTTTGTTTTTATCTATTCTTTCACTTACGTCATTAATTCCTTTATCCCATTCTTGTTCTTCTTCTTGCGTACTTGTAAATCCTGAGTCTTGCAGTTCTTCTGGATTCAAACCTTTAATCTCTGATAAATCGTATTGCTCTGGATTTAACTTTAATAAATCACCGAACCTCATATTAGGTAATGTTTGTAAAACTCCTACACCTTCACTAAAGTTTTCTACTCTTGGATCAACCTTAATATCAAATATAGATACTAGGTCTGCTGTTGGTCTTTCAAATGATATTACTTCTTCTTCGTATTCTGTTTCTACAATCTCACCATCTTCATCTACTTCAACTTCACTAAATGTTTCTATCTTTGTTTCTTGATACCAATCTACTTTTAAGAAACCTACTCCATATATAAATGCATCTTTAACCCATGTTTCTAATTTTTGTTGCATACCATCCTCATCCCACCAAAAGTTTAATGCATCTCTTATTGCTCCTATATATGCTGTAGCTTCGTTAGTCCTAGGCGTAATTATAAACTTAGGATCTTTAGCAATTACTGGTGGTACTTTCTTTTCTATGATTTCAAAAATCTTAGGTATAAAGATATTTGATTGACCAGGTAATCTCTCCTGGTTCTCAAACACTCTATACATTCTATACCAATCAAGCCACTTGTTTCGTAGCCTCATTGTTAGATTATCGAAATCCCTGTTCACTTGGACCATCCAATCCAAGGCTCTCTTACGTTCTTCGGAGTTTAAATTTGCCATAGTTATCTTTTACTTATATCGATTAAATGAAGTGCCCGCAAAGGCGGTAATTTGTTTTTAATCTTAATCGTCCCCACACACTCACTACTGATACATCTGACTTCCTCTACGTCACGCATGTCCTTATAACCGTCTCCGTAATCCCTACGTATATCACAACCGAATATAAATTTTTTAACCCCACATCTTCTACATATTCCTTCCCAAGCAATATGATCATAACGCCTTCTCTTCCTTGACGCTCGTTCGTGTATTTTTTTTGTACTCATATCGCTGTTGGTTATTATATCAAATTAATAGGTAAAACGCAATTACTTCTTGAAATATGGTCTTCCATCTTTTGTATATCTCATTTTTAAATTCTTTAATGGATCTAAGAATTTTTGCAATGGGCGCTTAAGGTAAGGCAAAGCCATGGCTAGTGCATCAATCGTATCGTCATGTTTACCTGACGGAAATCTTTTAAGTTGATCTTCTAAAACTTCTGCTCTGTTACGAGGATGATGGACTAACCCATTAGCATATAATGGGATCAGACCACGGATCTTTGTTTCTTTATTAGCTCTAGTATGGATCTGTGCTACATGTAGATATTTTCCTCTACGCTTTCCTTCGATCTGCAAATAGTGCGCTAATGCTGACTGGTACCCTACTGACTCTATTGCCACACGAGAATCGTATAATCCTTGTTGTCTGTAGATTTCGTTTATAACTTCTGACGGATCAGCTTTCCAGTTCTTGTATTCGATTACGTATATCCTATCGTTACGATCCATCGCTGCTGTTAAGACAACTGAATCATCGGCGTAATCTTTTTTAGAGATCGCAAGATCGACCGTAGTTACATAAGTTAGTTTCTCTGGTAACGTATCCCAATACTTGATCCATTCATCTTTAAACTCTCTACCTTCTTCAGTAACTGGATCTTGTTGATATAGCGCTCCCCAATCTCTTATACCGATAGATTCTTTAATAGATAAAAGCTCGGGCAAAGAATACTTTTGTGGCCATAACGCTTCTCCTTGTTTCCTATATTTTTCTGGTTCGGTCGCGATCGCAGGGAACCGGAGCACATCCCATTTACCCACCTTACAACCTAACGGATAAGTCGTAGTTGTTTTTTCCCAGCGGTTAGCCTTTGTGTTTAAGTGATAGCCTTTCTCTCCTTCTAGATCTAATAACCT